TGCCGCTCTAATCTTCACCGCGTTCTTTGCCGCTATGCGCCCATCTGCCTTGAGAGCGCCCTCAATCATGTTAGATAAGCCTTAGCCAGCGCTCGCGCAGTATCTAAATCACCATCAAAAGCACAACGGTTGAGCGCATCTCCCACAATTGGATCAAGTGATTTGAATTCAAATAATCTTGCGCGCTTACCCTTAGCCGCCCATTTCATAAATGCTTTTACTTCAGTCACTTCATCTTCTTCAGGCTTTACCTCTGTTGCAGGCTTTTGCTCAAGAGTGTCAGGAGTTGTTGGCGCATCAGGTGTTGCATCAGGGCCGCTTAATGTTGGCGCTGTTGCCGCCGCCGCCGCATCAATCAATCCATCAGGTGAGAACAAAAGAACGCTTGAGCCTGCAACCATAATTGGCATGTCTGCTTGAGGTGTATCAAGCAACGGCAAACCAAGTTCTGATCTGCGCTCATTGATTGACTTACCACCTGAACGCACTTCAATCTCATTCTTACGCGCATTTTCTTCTGTATCTTTGCGCTCTGATGTAAGCAATTTGAATTCAAGTTCACGCGGCATACCTAAGTATGTGTAAGAAAGATTTGTTAGTTGCTTAGAGATCCAATTAGCAAGAGGCCCAATACCTAGCGCTTCACCATTTTCTGCTTGTCCTTCTGCAAAACCAGCGCCACCCAATCCGCTCTTTGGTGAGAAACCAATTTCCGCAGGCTGTACGCCAAAGTGTCCGCAAATAGAAGTAACTAAATAATCATCAAGTGTGTCCTTGAACTTCTCGCCATAACCTTCATTAACGATAGGTGTAAGACCCTTTGGCAGTAGGCGAGCGCGCTTGCGTTGCTCTGTCTGTCCTGCAAGGTCATCATTAAGAATACGCTCGTAAGCAAGCAAGAGGTCAGGGTTAGTTCCCCAATCCTCATCAGTTGTAAACATGAGTTCAGGCATTACACCGTCTGTGTACTCTGCTCTGATCCATTGTTGGCGGCGCAAATAAATGTCAGCAAGTGGTAGCGCTCGCTCTACTGGGCTAAATCCGTAAACAGTTGTTGAACGGCGATTGCGCACCATGTAAGCCAATTGATCAGATGTGAATTCACCATCTGCTTTTGGATCTTCTTCTGTTGCGGCAAACTCTGAGCGTGGGAAACCATAAAGGATCTGTTGGAACGCGGCATTAGGTGGCAGTGGGCGCATACCGCGGTCATCAATAAGTGGCTTGATTGTTGAACCATCAAGAATTTGGAAACCGTAAAGATCTCCACCTACTGTTGGTTGTGGGTAAACAGCAAGCGCATCAATTACAAGAATGTCCTCAACAGCAATGTTGATCCAGTCCTGCCATGTGTAACCATTTGCCTTGTCAGGGTTTTCCCAAAATGTACGCATGCGGTTAATTTCATCTGTGTACTTTTCGCGGGCCTTAGCCATAGCGCGCACATGATCGCCACCTGACTCTGCCGCAATCTTTTCTGATGCGTCTGCACCAAGCACAATGTCAAACTGTAAGCCGTTCATTTTTGCTTTAGTTACTTCAATGCAACGGCGCAAAATGTCAATGCTATCGCCAGCGTCTCTTAATGTTGAGAATGGAACTAAGCGCGTTGGAACAATGTTGATGTTCTGAGCAACCTGGTACTCATAACGGCGCGGTTCAGGGCGGCCTGTTGCGGGATTGATTGGGTTGATCGCACCAGGGATAATTGGATTGCCTGGGCCAAATGGAACTGTTGCGCTAAATGGTGCGCGTGGGAGTGCGACATTGTTGCCGTATGTCTGTTGCATTGCTAAACCGCTTTGGGCCATAAGTTGATCAGTGCCAACTGTTGTAGCACCCGCAGGCAGGTTAGGGCCTTTTTCAATGTCTTGAGTTGCTAATGCTCTTGCGATACGGTCACGCAGACCCATGCGTATCTCCCTTGTTATGCCTCTTGTAAATCAGGCGTGTTGTAATGATAGCGATTTTTGCAACTTCATGTATTGTAAGGTTTATGAACTTAGTAGAGAAGGCAGTTCAACACGGTGGCAAACTTGCGCCCCTGGTAATTCCTCACGGATTAACTAGCGGCACTGGGCTAATGAACCCATCAATCTTTATTGATGACAAGGGCAACATTCTTGTGAACTTACGCCATGTTAATTACACGCTGTACCACGCAGAAAATGAGCAGAAGTTTCCTAGCCGATTTGGGCCACTGTCATACCTGCACCCTGAGAAGGATCGCCGCTTAGTTACGGTCAATTACTTGTGCCGCCTCAATGATGATCTTGAGATGACTCACCACGCCAAAGTGGATACATCTGAATTAGATGTTGAACCTATTTGGGAGTTTGTGGGTGAAGAAGATTGCCGCGTAGTGCAGTGGTTAGATGATTATTACCTGGTGGGCGTTCGCCGTGACACCACAACCAACGGCGTAGGCCGCATGGAGTACAGCCGTATTGAGATTGACTGGGATAACTGGGCAGTCAAAGAGGTTAGGCGTGTGCGTATCAAAGCCCCTGCTCCAAACACTTCTTACTGTGAGAAGAATTGGATACCTGTCCTTGATAAGCCTTACCACTTCATCAAATGGACAATGCCAACAGAATTAGTTTATGCCAACCCCATCAGTGGAGAGTGTGAGCAGGTATTTCATAAGCCAACAGCGCCAGCGCCTAAAGATCAGCGCGGATCTAGCCAGGTCATACGGTGGGGCAACATGTACATCTCCATTACCCATGAGGTAGATCTGTTTAAGAATTACCTCAAGCAAAAAGATGCCATTTACCGTCACCGTTTGGTGTTATGGGATCAAGAACTAAATGTTGTGGGGCTAAGTAAGGAATTCTCATTCTTAGATGCTCGCGTTGAGTTCTGTGTAGGTGCGGCGGTTCACAAAGGTAACCTTTTGGTGTCTTTTGGTTTCCAGGATAACGCCGCTTTTGTTTTGCAAGTACCTGGTGTTGTTGTAGAAGATTTAATTATGGAGGCATTAGCGTATGAGAATTGAGCAGTTAGTTGTAGAACTATCTAAAGATCCATTCAATCCAGCGCTTAATTTTGAAGTAGCCGTTGAGTACGAGAGACAAAACCAAACAGCATCAGCCGTTTCTTTCTATTTGCGCACCGCTGAATACGGCCATGAAACACACCCCACCCTGGTTTATGCTTCACTTCTTAAAGCGGCCCATTGTTTTGATGATCAAAATGACCGCCAGGCCACTGTGAGTAACTGTTTATTGCAGGCTGTTGCTTATTTACCATACCGCCCTGAAGGTTATTTCCTCCTGGCGCAGTTCCATGAGCGTTTAGGGCAATGGCAAGAGTGTTACACCTGGGCAAACATTGGATTGCACAACCATCTCCATTCACCGCTTCCTGTCCATGTTGGTTATGAAGGCCGTTATGTATTGTTATTTGAAAAGGCTGTGAGTGCTTGGTGGATAGGGCGCAAAGATGAAAGTATTGAATTGCTCAAGCGTTTAGAACAGATGGAAATAGATCCAGGGTATTTGTCAGCGGTAAAACACAATCTTGAAAGGATAGGCAATGCTTCTGTTTGATGTTGGGGCTAATCGTGGTGATGCAACACTTGCAGGGTTAGAACAGGGATACCGCGTAATAGCCTTAGAAGCCGCCCCACGCGTGTTTTCAGAGTTGGTTGGTAACTTCATCTACAACCCTGATGTTGTACCTCTTAGAATGGCAGTTAGTGACAAAGATGGCGAGCGCTTAAAGTTTTATGAGGCAGATGAAGATGGCCTTAGTTCGCTTAACCAAGAGTGGCTAACCAAAGACGGCATGCCATACAAAGGCAAGCCTCACCGTGAGGTAGAAGTAAACACAATCACCATTGACACTCTTGCAGATACATACGGCAACCCTGACTTAATCAAGATTGATGTTGAAGGTGCAGAGTGGCAAGTAATGAAAGGCATGACACGGCACTACGGTGGATTGCTTTGCTTTGAGTGGACATTTGAAACCATGCACCAACATGAGGATCAGTTAGATTATTTATTCACCCTGGGTTACAGAGAGATGGCCGCGCAATACATTGTGAACCATCTGCAAGAGCCTGAAGTTTGGGGCAACATGCAATCTAATAACACCAATCAACTAAACGCCTGGCATCAACTGACATCTGATGAGTGGATAGACGGCGGTTGGAAACTAGCCAACCTACGCCCTACCGCAGATGTAGGTATGTTGTGGGTTCGTTAGGAAATGTCTCCAACAATTGTAAAGTTGTTAGAACTTGTACAAAGGATTGATGCGGAACTGTACTGAGCGCGTAACACTGGGCTTGCAGATCCATTTGATGTAAATGTAACGCCGCTTGCCACGATAGAAACCGCACCTGCACCAATACGCTGTACATAAATAACCTGTCCAGTGCTAAATACTCCTGCGGGAACAGTGATGTTTGCAGTACCGCTCTGTGTAACCCATTTGTTTACATCTCCTGCAACCAATGTATAAGCAATTGATTGCGCGTTAAATGTAACGGTTGGAAGCGTTCCAGTTGTTCCTTGTGTACCCAAAGTTCCTTGTAAACCTTGAGTTCCAGTTAATCCCTGAAGTCCAGTTGTGCCTTGAACTCCCTGAGTACCCTGAGTTCCCTGGCTACCCGTAGTTCCTTGAGTTCCCGTAGCACCCTGAATACCATTTGTACCTTGAGTTCCTTGAATACCCTCTGCACCCGTAGTTCCCTGTGATCCAGTTAAACCTTGAGTACCAGTGATGCCTTGAATTCCCTCAGTACCTTGTGATCCAGTTGTTCCTTGAATTCCCTCAAGCCCCTGCGTACCTTGAGTTCCAGTTGTTCCCTGGCTACCAGTTAAACCTTGTGTTCCAGTGAAACCTTGTGTTCCTTCTAGTCCTTGAATTCCGTCAGTACCCTGGCTACCTGTTGTTCCTTGAACACCATTAACTCCATCAGTACCTTGCGCACCAGTCGTTCCTTGCGCGCCATTTAATCCATCAGTTCCCTGACTTCCTACAAGTCCTTGCACACCCTGAGTTCCTTGAACTCCCTGTGTTCCTTGAGTTCCTTGAATACCATCAAGTCCTTGTGTGCCAGTTTCTCCTTGAATACCAATAAGGCCCTGAATTCCAGTAGTTCCTTGCGCACCTTCTAAGCCTTGAGTTCCTTCATGGCCTTGTACGCCTTGAACACCTTGTAAACCAACAGCGCCTTGAGTGCCAGTTAAACCTTGTGATCCTATTTGGCCTTGAATACCCTCAATGCCTTGAGTTCCTTCAACGCCTTGCAAACCTTCAACGCCTTGTGCGCCAGTTGTACCCTGCGCGCCAACAAGTCCTTGAGTTCCAGTCGTACCCTGTAAGCCTTCAGTTCCCTGAACACCTTGCAAGCCCTGAGTTCCCTGCGCTCCTGTTGTACCTTGCGCACCCGTAACTCCTTGAATACCAACGCTCTGCGTAATAAGAGAAAGGTTGTGATTATTAGCAAAGTTTGTTGTGCCTGTTCCGCCTGATGCAAGAAGTGTTACAGGAAAAGTGAAATAACTGTTAGTAACAGATGTAGGTGTGCCGTTTACTTCCCACTCTTGATAATTGTTAGAGTTAGTTCTATCTTGAATAAAGAAAATGTCATTATCTTTAATGTTTGCTAATAGAAAATCAATGTCCACATTGAAATCTGTTAAATGAGAAATGTAAATGTTCGTTGCAGAAATTTGTGTAGCGTTATTCCAAATAATTCTGCCAGCGGCAGGTACAGGTGTTTGAGTTGTAGTGTCTGCTTGATACTCAAAAATAGATGATGATGTACCACTTGCACCAGTATTACCCTGAACACCCTGAATACCATTTAAGCCCTGAACACCCTGGCTACCAGTAGTTCCTTGTACGCCTTGAGTTCCCTGCGCTCCAACAGTTCCCTGAATTCCATCAAGTCCTTGAGAACCTGTTGTGCCTTGTAATCCAGTAATACCTTGAGCGCCTGTATGTCCTTGAATTCCCTCAAGTCCTTGAGCGCCAGTAACTCCTTGAATACCTTGTGTACCTTGAGATCCAGTTAATCCCTGAGTACCAGTTGCCCCCTGTGTACCGTCATGCCCTTGAACGCCCTGTGTACCTTGTGCGCCTATTGTTCCTTGCGCTCCAATAGTTCCTTGAGAGCCAGTAATACCTTGAACGCCTTGTGTACCTTGCGCACCTGTGTTGCCTTGAATTCCAGTAAGGCCCTGAGAACCTGTATCACCAGTTGTTCCTTGAGAACCTGTGTTGCCAGTAGTTCCCTGAACGCCAGTTAAACCTTGAGATCCTGTTGTTCCTTGTGTTCCAGGTGTTCCAACATTTCCTAATAAACCTTGCGTTCCTTGAGTTCCAGTAGTGCCTTGAATTCCTGTTGCGCCCTGTGTACCTGTTGCGCCCTGTGTTCCATTTGTTCCAGTTATACCTTGTGCGCCAATAGAACCTTGAATACCAAGCAAACCTTGTGTACCAGTTGCTCCTTGTGTGCCTGTAATACCTTGCGCACCGTTAGTTCCTTGTACGCCAACTAAACCCTGTGTACCTGTTGCACCCTGTACACCTTCAGTTCCCTGCGCTCCTGATGTGCCTTGTGTTCCGTTAATTCCTTGAACACCAAATGATCCTTGAATACCAGTTTGGCCTTGAATACCTGTTGTGCCTTGTGCGCCCTGTACACCTTGCAAACCATCTGCACCCTGAATACCAGTTAAACCTTGTGTACCTGTTATGCCTTGTGTTCCTTGTGCCTGGTTAAATCCGCCACCTTGTAAACCTTGTGTGCCTTGAATACCTTGTGCTGATGCCGCACCACTCATGCCTTGAATACCTTGAGCGCCTTGTTGCCCCATAGGGCCAGGTGTTACAACAATGACATTGGGAGTTCCAACAGGGTTTGGATTGTTCAAAAAGTTATTTGGGTTGTATGTCATCTTGTCACCTCTGCGTTTACATTTAATTCACCCTGTACAAGCCGTGTTCTCACACCAGTAGGTGATGTTATCTCTAAATCATAATAATAAGGGCCTGCAATTATTGCCGCTGTTTGTGCCGCTGTTGCGCGAACTGCAAGAGTTCCGCTAGGCCCATCAATTGTAATGCCACTTGTCTCTGTAAGCGTTAAAACTGCAATGGTGTCATTAGGTAGCGAGCGCAACTGCATACGGGCTGTGTAGCCAGTAATGTCCACTGCGCTTAATGCGTCTCCGCCTTGAATGTACAAACCAGTAGCCGCATTTGTAACTGTGAACTGCGTTGATGTGCGTGAAGCAATTGTTACATTACCTAAGTTGTATTGGCTAGGCATGATGCCTTCAATGTAAACAGTTTGCCCTGCGCTAAATCCATTTTCTGCGGTGTATGTGATAGTTGTGCCGTTGCCTACTACATTTGTAATCGTTGCAGGCTGTGTGTACAAGAAATTGCGAAACCAATCAGAGCCTTGATCAATGATTGAGTTGTAATTGTCAGCCATTACGCTCCTTGTGCCACCTCAGAATTTGTCACAATCATAGCGGTTCTACACGCAGAACAATGTGTAAATGATTTAGGCATTGGCAAGCCACACTTAGGGCAATGATTAGCGATAGCGTTAAAGTAATTACTAACCGTAACCTTTCCTAACAAATCGCTAAAACCTTGAACCATTGCATCAATGCGGTCAGGTGAGTTTGGTTCATCTACTGTCCAGGTACACATCTGATCTTCTAACTCTGCAAACTCGCCAATGTGGTGAATACGGCCCTGCTCATACATAGCCGCTACTGGCTCTGCTCTGAGTTTCTTACCCACATGCGCTCGCACTTCTCTGATTGGCAAGGTAGGCCGTACTTGCTTCAACACTGCGCCCACCATGTCACCGCCCTGGTTTACTTCCACCAAAACTGCATCTGCTTTGTATTGATCAAAGAGTTCTACCGCCTTTGTAGCCCACTGCAACGGTGAACCTCTAAATGAGTAATCACCAAGCACATAACCCTGGCCATCTGAGGTAGATCCAACAACAACAATTCCTGTTTCATCTGACTTTTCTGAGTTAGTTACGGCAGGATCAACGCTTACAACAATGCGGGCCATAGTTGGGGCTGTTGTAATGCGTGTGCGATCAATTAAGCCTCTAGTCCACAATGCGCCTTCAACATCATCAAGGATTTCTCCATAAAGTTCCTGGCGGCCTAATCGTGTGCCGTTGTAACGCGCTTGTAACTCCATCAATGCGCTAGGGGCTAGATTTGCCGCGTTATCAAATGTAGATCCCCTGGTAATAACTACTGACCCATCTGTACGCCCTGCAAGCATGCGTATAAGAGCCGTAGAACGCGGTGTGGTGGTAACAATAACCCGCGGCTTTTTACCCAAGCGTAGGCCGAACTGCAACTGATCCCAGGCATCTTGATAGCGCCATGCACCTAACTCATCACACCACGCGCCATGATGTTGTGGGCCTCTAAAGCGTTCAGGATTATCTGCGCTAAATAACTTTATGCGGCTACCGTTCTTGAGCAAGATCTCACCAATAGAACGGTTGTAATTCTGAAGCATTTGATAACGCTGTAAAATGGCAACAATGCCTGACTCACCCTCTGCACATGTATCTCTTGCATCTGAGAATGTAGGAGCAACAACAGCCCACCTTGTAGCGGGTTGAACGATTGCTTGCCAGGCTATTTCTTCAGCGCCTAATCTTGTTTTGCCAAATCCACGGCCTGCCATTGCAAGCCAAATGTTCCAATCACCTTCAGGCGGTAGTTGTTCCTTCCGCGCCAGTTTGTTCTTCCATACCCAACGGCTCGCTTTGATCCGTGAGTTCTGTGATGGTTGCAATGTTTCCAATTGTTGAGGCTTCAATAATTCTTGCGACTCGCTCAACTTCTCTGTCCAGGTCTGATCCGTCATAAGTAACCACCTCTGCTTGTACCTTCAATGGTGCATCTAATCCCAGTAACTTTGCGCGCTTATCAATTACGCGTAAAACAAAATCTGCCGCTCTTAGATTGCCAGCCACCGCAGGTTGCCAGTAGGTACGCTGAAGATTGTCCAGGCGATCTAATTCCAATTCACGGTGTTCTTCTATTGATGGAGCGATCACCCGTGTCATAGCCCTGTTGTAAGCCTTGTACACGCCAGCCGTACTCATGCCTACTTGGTCAGCAATTTCACGCCACACATAACCCTCTGTACGCAACTCAACTATCTCGCGTTCTTTATCTATGCGCTCAGGCGTAGGTGCTTTTTCTACCATAATGTGTTTACTTTATTATAGTAAAAATTGTTCCGCAAATTCAGGTTGATTGTTTTGGGTATGTTCAATACGCGCTTTGGCTATCTCGCAATACTCCGCAGACTGCTCAATGCCAATAAACTCAAAACCTTCTAATACAGCACCCTTGCCAGTTGAGCCACTACCCATAAACAAATCTAAAACTATTCCTTTTGGCGGTGTAACTAATTTACATAGATAACGCATGAGGTCTGTTGGTTTTACTGTTGGGTGATGGTTTTTGTCAGGGTACTTGCTGTTACTTAAACCTTGATAAGTTCCACCTTTATCGCCAAAAACCTGTTGTTCCTCAAACCCATTGAGCCCCTCGTTCCTGTCACGCTTGCTTGCCTTTGCGCAGTAAAAGAATCGGGCGGCGCTACCACTGTCACCGTAGCCACCAAAAACTTCACCCTTGCCAAAAGTTCCTTTTTCAGTGTCGTGAATACCCATGCCTGAAGCATTTTTGTACAAATGAGGCTTGCTACCGCTTGCATCAGGAAACAACGCCAGTACCTCATCACTGCCATCATGAATAAAGTTGGCGGGGAAGCGGCCTTGAACTTCTCCATCAGGTATGCGGCCATAATTAGGCCCTGACATTTCGCGGTTTTCGCTAACAACTTCACCCGTTGATGCGGTTTTTTGCATCATTTCACTACCAACCCGCGACCCGTCAATGTTCAACCCGCCTACGCCCCAAGTCAGCACATTATTAGCAACGGTGCCTTCCAACGGCTTGCGAGCAAGAACCATTGGTTCATGAGCAGGTTTTAGGGCAGTTCCCCAACCTTCCCATTGCTTTGCTTCGTTTGATAATTCTAAAACTTCGCGTTCAACGACATTAGTTTCTCTGCCAGCATGCATTGAACCG